TCAAATGAATTTCAAGCATCGTTGATTAAAGATCGTCAATCGTTTGAGAACAAAACAAAGATAGCATCACTTCCTGCACCCCCAGTCATGACTAAAATCAATCAACCCATAGCGACTGAGATCGGTGATAAGCAAGCCACCCTGGTGTTACCTCCCCCAGTAACAACCCCAGCGAGTTCACCCGAGAAGATAATGGTTGATGAGCTTAAACGGCAAACAATGATTCTTGGTACAATCGCATCAAACACCACCGGAAACAAAGGGAATGCTATCGTAGGAACCAATACGGGTTATCGTCGCTCCTCAGTTGAAGTGGCAAATCAACTGGCGGGATAAATAGTAGATAGCGAAGATTACACTGGATTTATGTTTTAAGTGATTAATCATTCATAGGGACAAAATAATGGCAGGAATCTATACTGATTACTGGAAAATTGTAAAACCAGCACCGACAAAGAACCAATATGTTCCATCAAGCACCGCGGCTGCGAAGCTTTATAGCAATTTTTCTTGGTATAACAATGTTATCAAGGGAGCGACAACAAGATTTTCAAAGTATGCTCAGTATAAGAACATGGACGGGGATGTGTTTGTTTCTCGAGCGCTTGATACGATCGCTGAAGAAATGACACAATTGAATCTAAAAACAAATCTTCCGTTTGACATCGTGTACCAGAACGAAAACAACAAAGAAATTCCTGAATCGATCACCATGACAATTCGGGCTGCTTTGAGACACTGGACAGACATTCAACAGTTCAATAAGACGATCTTTGATATCGCGCGAACAACCATTAAGTTTGGTGATTGTTTTTTCCAAAAGACATCTGATTTTAAGCGTTGGAAATATATTGAACCGGCTGATGTCATTGGAATTTCAATCAGTGAAACCATGGAAAATGAATTTTATCACATTCGATCAAGCGCGAAGAATGAATTGGGGGCGTTTGGTGATGTAACAATGGTTCCGGGAAAGGGAATCGTTCATTTTTCATTATCTTCACAGATGGGTGAAAACGGTCCGTTCGGAGATTCTCCTCTTTGGGGATGTATCAAAGCGTATCGTCATTTATCACTGCTTGAAGACTCGGTGATCATCTATCGGATTGTTCGTGCTCCTGAACGCCGTGCTTTCTTCATTGATGTGGGTAACATGCCTCCGCAACGGATCAAGGGATATCTTGAATCAATCAAGAATGAAATGAAACAGAAACGAATCCCGAATGAAACAGGGGGAACAGACCAGATCGATTCAGTATACAATCCGATTTCACAAACTGAAGATTATTTCTTTGCTCAAACAGCAAACGGACGGGGTTCACGCGTCGACACGCTGCCAGGGGGTGAATCATTGGGAGAGATAAATGATCTCTCATACTTTCAAAATAAGTTCTTACAGGGGTTACGAATTCCCTCTTCATACATGCGTGGGGGGCAAGATGGGGGTGCTCAGATCTCCGATGGAAAAGTGGGTATCGCTTACATTGAAGAGGTTCGGTTTGCAAACTACGTGTCACGGTTACAATCAAAGCTCAATGAAATGTTTGATATTTCCTTTAAAGCTTACTTAAAGGCTGCTGGGATTAAAATTAGTGAAGATATCTTTAAGATCAGGCTTCCCGATCCTCAGAATTTCCGTGCTTATCGGCAAGCGGAAATTGATGAAAAGCTAATTTCAAACTTTAGTAACGTCAAAGATGTTAAAGAGCTTTCAGGAAGATACAAGCTGATGCATTACCTGGGCTTCAGCGAAGATGATATTCAAGAGAACGAAGCGATGCTTCGCCAAGAATTAAACATTCCTGAGGGTGGTTTCAATGAAAACATTACTGATCTTCGCATGATGTATGATCCCAAGTGGATTGAGGGACGCCCTGACATTAAGGTTCCAGAAGATTTTGATAATTACAGTCAACCAACAGATGATAAAAAAGCTTCAGGGGAGAGTGATGAAGCAGCCATCGAACCTGATAAAGAACTTTCATCGACGAGTAAAGAACCGAAAGAAGGATCAACCGGTGCAACTAAAAAAGCAGAACCCTCACTCGATGATATAAAAAGAGAACTCAGTGGTTAACAGTGTCATTGATAGAACATTTGGTTGATAGTAAGTAATTCATGAATAAATAGTAAAATCTTTAGGAGCTTTTTATGAATAAAAATCTTATCTTGATCGAAGAACTCAATTCTTCAATCACAAACATGATCATTGAAGAGCATCAGTCATCAAAGCTATCTTATCTGTCAGGAATCATGATGATGGCTGATGTTTGTAATGGAAACGGAAGAACTTATCCGTTGAATGAAATTTCTAACGCTGTTGATAACATTAACAAGCGAATCAAAGAAGGGTTTACGGTCTACGGTGAATTAAATCACCCTGATAATCTCCAGATTGATCTTAACAACGTTTCACACATCATCACGGAGATGTGGGTTGAGGGATCAAACGCCTATGGAAAAGCTAAGATCATTGAAGATCATCCCAAGGGACAGATTATCAAAGCAATATTGAAAGCTGGGGGAAAGCTTGGTGTCTCTTCACGGGGGTCAGGTGATGTTAATGAGGGAATGGTGAGTGGATTTAATCTTGTGACAATCGATGTTGTTGCTACACCGTCAGCGCCAAACGCGTATCCCAATCACGTGATGGAATCGTTGCTTGATAATAAAAAGATCATGACACTCGCTGAGGCGATTATCACCGATAAGAGAGCACAAAAGTATCTTCAAGAAGAAATTGTAAAATTCTTTAAGACGATACTGTGACTTAAAAAATAATTTTTAAAGCATAATTTGTGATGTCGATCATCGTTAAGCTAAAGACTTAACGGCTTGGTCATTCCATAAGTTTTTAACTCATAAGATGTACAGGTGATGAGTGATGATTTACAATTATTTTATCTTGGATTGTATCCTGACTGATGGAAAGACATCAATTAATTCAGGTGAGCAATTGATCATTGCGGCTAAAGCCAACAGGGTTTTTTTGCTCAAAAATAGATAAAATGGTGTATGGCTTATGAAGCTAACCCAGGTCTTAACAGAAGAAGTCATTCATCCCGATGTCAAGGGATTGGTGATTGACAAAAAGGAAGTTTGCCCCAACGGAAAGATCCGTGAAATTTGGAAAGGTAATTTTGAAATCTATGGACACCGAGCTGAAGTTTCTTCCCTTGAAGGGTGTCCGCGGGTTGTCGAAGACTGGTTTCATGTGATTAGCCAAAAATACTTGACAACACTCAAGGGAAGTCCTGAGAAAGCGGGTTATGTTTCTGTTTGGAGGTGTTCAGCGCTCAAAGATCTCACCGGGATCACCCCTGTCAGTGGTTCTTATCGGATTGGAGGGAATGATTCTCTCTTATCACTCAATGGAATTCCCTTGATCGGTGATCATGATCTTCATCTTGAAAGCAATCCAAAGCTCTCATTCACCGCTTGCCAGTTTCCTTCAATCAAATCATTAGCTTGGGTAGATAACAAAGATGTATCCTTGCATGACTTTCACCGGCACTTTCCGAAGATCAGTAAATACTTACGCTTTTCAGAACACATCCAGTCACACGTGCTCTCGGTGCTGTTGATCGAGGGGTTACAAGAGATTTATTCACTTGATGATCTAAAACCCATGGTTGCTATCATCAACCAGCACCTTCCGAACACTCTCGGGAAGAAGGGGATGCTTCGGTGTCAGGCTGAACTGATCGACGCCGGTTACGAGGAGTACGCGCAGCTATGAAGCTAAGCCAAGTCTTAACGGAAGAGGTCATTCATCCCGATGTCAAGGGATTGGTGATTGACAGAAAGGAAGTTTGTCCCAACGGAAAGATTCGAGATGATTGGAAGAGTGATTTTCGACTTAGCGGAGATCAACACCAAGTTTCTTCCCTTGAAGGGTGTCCCCGTATTGTCAATGGTTTTTATGTGTATAATCAAAAGCACCTAAAATCGCTCAACGGGAGCCCTGAAAAAGCGGACTATGTTACTGTTTTGAAATGCTCAGCGTTGCAAGATCTCACCGGGATCACCCCTGACTGTGATCAT